ACGTGGAACGATATAATACCAGGAGCAACAATGGTTTGGACACCAATCAAACCGTACTAAAATTATGGCATCAACTTATTCAACAGATTTATCATTAGAATTAGTCACAACCGGTGAAAAAGCTGGTCTATGGGGCGCAATCACAAATACTAATTTACAACTATTACAAACAGCAGCATCAGGTTATGTAGAAGTAACTTTAAGCACGGGTACTACTACGTTAAGCTTGGCTGATGGATCGTCGACCGCGAATGGTAAGAATCTTTATATTAAACTTACTGGAACTTTATCTGGTAATGCTAGTTTAGCTATGCCTGCATCAACAACAGGTGGTAATGCGAACAGAGTATTTTTTGTAGAGGATGCAACAACTAGAGGTGGAGCTGGTGATAGTTATACAGTAACTTTACTTACAACGGGTCAAAGTGCATCTACTCAAGTCCCTCTTCCAGAAGGCGCAACAGCTTTAGTTTATTCTAGAGGTAGTGTACCAGCAACAACATTAGGTATGTTGCAAAAAGGATTTACAACAGTAACTGCAGCTAGCAAAACTGCATATACAGCAGTACCAGGTGATCAAATTGGTGTGGACACAGTTGCTAATGTTGTATCAATTACTTTACCTGCAGGTTCTGTTGGGGATGAAATAGTTATTATGGACGTATCGGCATCAAATGGTTTTGCAACAAACAAATGTGTTGTAGCACCAGATGGTTCAGAAAATATTCAAGGTGCAAACTCTTCAATAGACCTAACTACTAATAATCAATCAGTCACATTATTTTATACTGGGGCAAGTAAAGGCTGGCAGTTAAAAACTAATACAGCATAGGAGTAATAATGCTTACGAAGATTAAGTTTGCTCCCGGAATAGATAAACAAGATACAGCAGTTGGGGCAGAAGGTCGTTGGGTTGATTCAGATAATGTTAGATTTAGATATGGACTACCAGAAAAAGTTGGTGGTTGGCAATCATTACTTACAGATTCTTTAGTAGGTGTAGCTAGAAAACAACACGCATTCGTTGACCAAGATGGTAATAGATATGTTGCAATTGGCACAGATAAATTTTTAATTGTATATTTTGAAGGTCAATTTTTTGATGTAACTCCTTTAGCAACTACTATTTCAGCAGCTACTTTTACTTTTAATGGCACAACTACTATTACCATTACAACATCAGCAGCACATAATTTAGAAGACGGTGATATTGTTTTATTAGATAGTGTAACTTTACCTGGTGGTACAGGATTAAGTGCATCAGATTTTGAAGATAAACTATTTCAAGTTATTTCTACACCAACAGCAAACACTTTTACTATAACTTTTACAAGTGCAGGTTCTACAGCGTCTGGTGGTAGCGTAGATATAAAACCTTATGAACGAGTGGGTCCAGCTGCACAAACTTATGGTTATGGTTTTGGTATTAGTCAATATGGTGGTACAGTTCAAGGAGCACAAACATCAACACTAGATGGAGCGTTGGCCGCGGATACTAATGGTAACAATGGTTCAGCTACGCAAATACGTTTAGCCTCTACTACAGGTTTTCCATCAGGAGGTGGAACAATAGCAGTAGGTAATGAATTAATAACTTATACAGGTGTTGCTGGTGCAGAACTAACAGGTATTTCTAGAGCACAAAAAGGAACATCAAGCGCAATACATTCTGATGGTGCTACAGTTACAAACGCTACAGAATTTTCAGGATGGGGAGATGCAGTGGATGCAGCTACCGTTACTCTTGAACCGGGACTTTGGTCGTTAAGTAATTTTGGTGATGTATTAGTTGCAACTATTGCCAATGGTAAAACTTTTACTTGGGATTCTTCTATTGCAGCAAGATTATCTACAAGAGCTTCTACAACTACATCAGGATTTCAAACTACAAACAATCCAACAGCCACAAGAGTTACACTTATTTCACCAACAACACGTCACTTAATTCATTTCGGAACTGAAACAACTATTGGATCACCTTCTACACAAGACGATATGTTTATAAGATTTTCTGAAGATGAAAATATAAATGCATATACACCAGAAGCAACTAACACAGCCGGTACACAAAGAATACAAGATGGTACTAAAATTGTAGGAGCTTTGGTTGCAAAAGAAAATATTCTAGTATGGACAGATAATGCACTATACACAATGAAATTTGTTGGAGCTCCTTTTACATTTGGCTTTGAACAAGTTGGTACTAACTGTGGATTGATTGGTAAAAATGCAGCAATTGAGATTGATGGTGTTGCATACTGGATGGGTAATAATGGTTTTTTCTCATTTGATGGTACTGTAAATACTTTACCTTGTTCTGTTGAGGATTATGTTTACGATGATGTAGATACAACTAAAGGTCAACAAGTTTGTGCAGGCATTAATAACCTATTTACTGAAGTTACTTGGTGGTATCCAACATCAGGATCAGATTTTAATAATAGATATGTAGTTTATAACTATGGACAAAACAATGCAAGATTACCTATGGGTAACTGGTATACAGGAACTAATACTAATTCTATTAGAACAACTTGGATTGATTCTTTAGTTTATCCAAAACCATATGCTACAGCATACAGCAGTTCAGCCACAGGTTCTTTTCCTGCAATCATAGGTGAATCAGGTTTAGGTAGAAGTGTATTGTTTGAACACGAGTCGGGGACCGATCAAGTAAATCCAGATGGTAGTGTAACCACACTTACTTCTTTTATTCAATCATTTAGTTTTTCTTTGCAACCAGATCAAGCAGAAGTATTTTTAGCGATGAGAAGATTTTTACCTAACTTCAAAGTATTGACAGGTAATAATCAAGTAACATTATCTATAAAAGATTTTCCATCACAAGATGATATAGAAACTGCTTTAAGTCCTTTTATAATTAATTCTAGTACATTAAAAGTTGACACAAGAGCAAGAGGAAGATATGCAAATATAAAAATAGAAAATACTGGTGTAGGCGAGTCCTGGAGATTTGGTACGTTTCAAGTTGACATACAACCAGATGGAAGGAGAGGATAATGACAAAAGTTGTAGTAAGATTACCTGAACCTAAAAAAGAATATAGTGAAGATAATCAAAGACAAATTAACAGAGCGTTAACTACAATCATTGAACAATTAAACTCTACATACTTAACACAACTTAAAGAGGACTCGGAAAGATATACGTGGTTCGGATTAGGATAAATGGCAAATATATATAAAAACCAAAAATTAGATTTAACAACTAACACAGTTACAACTTTATATACTGTAGCATCTAACTCTAGAGCTATTGTAAAATCTATATTAGTTTGTGATGACACAAACAATGGTAGTGATATTACAGTAGACTTATTTAATGGAGATCCAGCATCAGCTGATAAATTTACTATATTTAAAAATAAAACTATAGCAGGTAATGCTACAGAACAATTATTAAATGAGCCTTTAATTATGCAAGAAAGTGAAGTATTACAAGTAACCGCTGCAGATGCAAATAGATTGCACGTTGTGGCATCTATACTAGAAATTAACAGGGAGGACAGATAATGCCGTTTATAGAAACAGAAGCTTCTGTTAGGTATGAAACAATTGATGGTAAAAGAGTACCAGTAATTACACCTAAAACAGAGGTAACTTTAACTAATACAGAAACAGGCCAAGAATATATGTCAGATGCGGAAGCGTTAGCGGATGTACAAAATCCAAATACAGACACCAAATCAGAACATATACGAAGAGACGTAAATGTGACTGTAGAAGAGATAAAGATAGGCGCTGGTTTTAATATCAGCGATTGACGAATGTATAAAAACCTTGTAAATTGTGATACACTCGCCTATTTACAAGCTTTGCGTACTTGCTATCAATATATAATTTAAAGAGAAAATATGGGATTTTTTAAAAAAATATTCAAACCAGTTAGAAAAGTACTCGATAAGGTTATACCTAATGAGATAAAACCTTTCTTACCCTATGCTGCTGCAGCTGTTCCTTTTTTAGCACCTACTTCAGGCATATTCGGAACGATGGCAGGAAGAGCAGCTTTATCTGGTGGTGCTAATATATTTTCACAATTAGCACAAGAAGGCACAACAGAAGACGATCTTAATTTATTATCAGCTGGTATAGCAGCGGCGTCAGGTGCATTAGCAGCACCAGGAGCAAGTTCAAAACTTGAGACTTTAAAATCTCCCGCAGGAGATTATGCTGGAGCTCGAAATATATTTCAAAAAGGAAGAGATTTAGGAATTACAGGATTACAAAAAGCTTCTAACTTTTTATCAGCTGAACAAGGTAGTGGTGGTGTAGGTGATATACTTCGACCTGGAGGTACTTCACTTGGATTAAATGCAGCTTCAGCAACAGCTGTAGGTGTTCCATTAGCTCAAGGAACGGGTGATGCAATGTACACTGAAGGTGTGCTCGCACAAAAACAACAAATTATAGATGATGCATTAGCAGCAGCAGAGTTATTAGCGGATAGTGGAGCTAGAGCTGACGCAATTAGAAATGCAATGAGCGCATATCAATTCTTTACTGAAGAAGAAATTGAAGAAACAATCGCATCAGCAGGATACAGAGCTGGTGGTAGAGTAGGATTTAACCAGGGTGGATTAAATGCATTGTTAGGTCAAACTCCAGGTCAAATGGATACAGAATCTAGTATAGAATCTAGTTATGAAATAGACAACAAACCCATTATAATTAAATTTTATTCTAAAGAAGATAGTGGCAGAAGAAATGAAGCTTTTTATGAAATTATGGATCCCATAACAGGTAGTAGATCTAATATATCTAAAGAAGATTACATTGAAAAATATGGTGAAC